TATAGGTATCACTAATACCAACTTCTTTTATAGAGTTACCAACGTATTCTTCTGGATTTAATACTATTTTTCTAGTCCATTTACTAATAGGAAAGTCCTTAACAGTATCTTCAGTAACAGCTGATTTATATCCTAATTCATCAAATAATAATTCTCTTGATGGATCTAGAGTTCCAGTTCCTTGTCCAAAATGAATGTAGGAGAAGTATGAGTTAAAGTTACAAAGCCTAGTATACATTCTATCTAGAATTATATTTTCAGCTTGGCCTTTTTGTTTTAACTCTCCAGTATCTTTATCCCGAACTTCAATATCAAATCTATTATGAATTTTGCTTCCAATTTTAATATCCAATTTATCACTTCCTTTCTATGGATTTATTTCTTCTACATTTATAAATTCTACTGAAATATCTGGTTTGGCCGTTATTTTATCATTAGCAAATCTTTCTCTATAATCAACCTTAATAAAACTAACATCAATATTATTAGATAACTCTATTTTTTCTCTTGCTGCAGGGTCTAATATTATATCTATATTTGGTGTAAATTCATAATTAAAGCTTTCAACAGGATCACTTTCACCAAAGAGAAGGCCTTTTGTATTGTCATAATTCACTATTACTTTTTTTGTTCTTCTAAATCTTGTTAATGGATTTATATTTAATTCTATTTTGTTTTCTGAAACTCTTTTGATATCCGAGATTTCATGAGCTTCAGTTATTTCTACATCTTTAAAGAGATCTTTCCAGGCTATTGATGTAATGGTAAAAGCTGATAGACTAGTACTAACTTCACCTACTAATTCTCTATCGAATTCAATTAATATTTTCTTATCATCTGTATTTTTAATATTTATAACCTTTGGTGGAGGAATTTCTATGGGTACTAAATTAATTGGATTAAATGTATTTTCAAATTCATTAAAACCAAAACCAGCTGCATTTTTAGCATATAAACCAAAACATTTAAATAAAAGCTCTCCTTTAGCATTATTAAAATTATAAAACTCCGCTTGATATACTCTGTCATCAATCATGGTAATGGATTCTGGATTATACCTAACACCTCTATTGTCCATTACTGAGAAATCTTGAATATCTAAATCACAAATTTCAAAGCTAGTTTTAAATCTAATTACTCTCCCAAAATTACCTTCTCCATCATCAATGTTTTCAATTTCTAAAAATTTATTAAAGCTGGATGCATACAAAAGATCAGTTGATATATTAATACCAGCTGTTATTTTTTCATCTTCAAAAACCTTATATTTAGTAGTTTCCACGAATTTAACTTTAATATTTGGTTTTGCTAGTATTTTATCTGAAGCAATAGCCATACCTGCCCAGTTTCTAGAAGTTATAAACCATTTAACCTTACCTTGACTATTTTCAACTATTATTCCAGTCCTATAGTCATTTGTAATAAAGAGGTTTAAATTTACTGAAATTCCTGTAGCTTCAGTTATTTCTCTTTCTGGCTCCCATACAATTTTCCCATCTTCCTGCTCGCATAAATTTCTATAATATACTTTTCCGTTATTCTTAATATATGCTGCAATTACCCCATGGTCATCAGTACCTATTACTTGAGACTTCCAGCCACGGATAGCTTTTACCTTTTTAACATTTTCAGCTAGTAGTAATTCTTCCGTATTATCCCAAAGTCTAGTGAATAGCTGACCATTTGGTTTAACATAGAAGATATAGGGCTTTTCATCAGTAACTATTTGCCATCTGCTTTTGCTATTTCTTATCCATCTCCCATCGAATGCTATGGCTACAGCTATGGTAGGTCCAATTTCAAATTGTTCCTGCCAGCCATCTTTTCTTTTATCTGGGTACTTTCTAATAGTGGTTTTTCCTATTCCATTATCTATGTGTATTTCATAAATGTAATTAGGTGGACCATAGGGCACTAATCTTTGAAGTGCTATTGAAATATCTGATATTCCTGCTTTAGTCCTTATAGTTTCAACTGTAAAATATGAAGAATCCATAATGGAGCTTCTGGCTCTGGTTAAAGATATATTCATTTTTGGCTCTGAATTGTTATAAGGAGTTTGATGTTTATTATTTAGTTTTCTTAAAAGGGGTGGAGGGATCATTCTCATTCTTCATCACCAACACCTGTTAATACTAATTTTATATTTCCTTCATAAAGCCTTTTTTCCCTATCTTTATAACCTACTGTCAGTCTGTCCCAATCAATAGCACTATCAATGAGCCCTAGAAATTCTCTATCATTCTCTATTAACTTTATAGGCTCACCTATAGCTTCTATCAAATTAATTTTTTCAACTTGAGATTCATTGGCAATAACAATAAACTCAATAAATTCAATGGGAGTACCGATTATTTGAATATGGTATGATCCATCAAGAAGTTTATTCTTTTTTACTATGTTTTCATACTTCAGAGGGGAGACTTCTTTACAAACTTTACTTAAAATAAGTCCATCTAAGGTTTCTATTCTAATCATTAAATTCTTGCCTCCCGTCTTAGTTGATCCATAATTATATCTACAACTCCAGCTAATTCATCTTTGTTATTTACTCCAACTACCTTTATGGTTCCAGAATGTTCTACTTTACTTCCTTTGCCAGCCATCATTTCCATAGACTTATCATTACTAAAAACTTTAGAACCTTTTGGAAGATCTATAAGTTCTGGTCCTTTTTCACCAACCCAGGTAAGTCCACCTCTCCAATAATCTGTACCTTGAGCATTTTTTCCTATGTTCTTTACTTTATTTCCAACGGTTTCAAATACTTCTCTTATCCTAGTAGTGAATGTCGCTTCTTTATTTTCTACTCTTTGGTTATTCCAATCCCTAATTTTATCTAATCCACTTTGGATGCCTTCTTTTATCCTATTAAAAGCTCCTTTAACTTTCTCTGCCATATCATTAAATTTACCACCTGTAATGGTGTTCATTGCATTTAAACCAGTTTCCCACACTAATTTATATCCATCCATATAGGTTCCAAGAATACCCTTAATTCCGCCACCATTCTCATCAATCTTATCCTTTATGAAACCCCAAGAGGTGGAAGTGTTAGTTTTTAAGTTCTCCCAGGTTTCTGAAGTTTTGGTCTTTACACTATCCCACTTTTCAGAAATACTTGAGTTAATGTTATTTAGTGTATCTGATGTGTTGGTTTTAATAGTTTCCCATTTATCTGAAATAGTAGTTTTTATATTATCCCAGGACTCAGATGTATTAGTTTTTATAGTGTCCCAAGTTTCTGATGTATTAGTCTTTATATTTTCCCAACCTTCAGAAATACCAGTTTTAATATTTGTAAGAGTCTCGCTGGTATTAGTCTTAACATCATCCCATTTTTCAGATACAGTAATCTTTACATTCTCCCAAGCTTCAGATGTGTTTTCTTTTATATCATTCCATTTTTCGGAGATAGTTTCTTTTAACAATCCTGCTTTTTCTTTGATGGTATCCCAATTCATATAAAGTGTGACACCAATCCCAATGATAGCTGTAATAGCTGCAATGGCAATTCCAATAGGGCCTGTTAAAGCTGCTATAGCACCACCTGCACCTGCAACAGCTGTTGATATGGTGGAAAAGGCAGTTATTGCACTACCTACTACAGTTATTATCTTTCCAAAGATAAGAAGGGCTGGGCCAATTGCAGCAACAAGTAATCCAAGCTTAACTATAGTTTCTTGTTGAGCAGGGGAGAGGGAATTTAATTTATCAATAAAACCTTGAATAGCTTCTATAATATTAGCTATAGAAGGTTTTAAAACATCATAGATTTTAAGTCCTAATTCTTCTATGGCAGATTTAAGTGCTGTTAAAGATCCTTTATTATTATCCTGCATAGTTTTTGCAACATCTTCTAGTGCTCCATCGGATTCTTTAATACTAGCGGTTAAATCATCATAACTATCATCTAACCCATTAAGAAGTGCATTTAAATCTTTAACATGTTCTTTTCCACCAATCATAGCAAGATAGGTGTTTCTTTGCTCCTCTGTCATTCCAGCTAATTTATCTTTTAAATCAAATAACACATTTTCTAATCCCTTAAAGTTTCCTTCACTATCAAAGGCAGAAAAAGAAAGTTCTTCAAGTGCCTGTTTTGCCCGACCAGTTGGTGCTGTAAGATTTGTCATTACAGCATTAAGTGCCGTTCCAGCTTCAGAGCCTTTGATACCAGAGTTGGCTAATAGTCCAAGAGCCAAGGCAGATTCCTCAAGAGGAACTCCAAGACCCCTTAAAGTACCTCCAACTTTTAGATATGCTTCAGCCATTTGGTCTATATCTGTATTACTAGACCTTGCAGTTTGTGCTACAATATTTAAGTATCCAGGTAATTCCTGTGTAGTAAGACCCATAGCAGACATGGAATCTGTTACTAAGCTAGATGCCTTTGCTAAATCAATGTTTCCTGCTTCAGAAAGACGAAGTACTGGCATTAATGCTTCCATAGAAGTAGTAGAGTCCCATCCTGCTAGAGCCATAAAGCCTAAAGCATCAGCAGCATCCTTTGCAGATTTAGATGTACTTGCCCCAGCATCTCTTGCAGCTTGTTCAAGTAAAACCATTTCTTCACCTGTTGCCCCAGACATTGCCTTAACCTTGCTCATAGATTCTTCAAAATCCATACCGATTTTTATAGCTGCAGCTCCAATTCCTGCAATTGGCAAGGTGACAGTTTTGGTTAAATCTTTACCTACACTTTCCATTCCTTTACCAATATCCTGCATCTTATTTCCTATAGGCTCTAAAGCTTGACCTAGTTTATACCAGGAGCTAGATTGGGTTTCTATTTCTTTATTTACATTCTTTAAATCCTGCTCCATGGAGCTTAACTTTGCCTTTGCATTATTAAGTTTAATTTCCAAGTCTTGAGTTGCCTTTGCATCTTGACCCTTTGTTTCTACTGATTTTTTATGGGCAGCATCCAAGGCTTCAACTCTTTGTTTTTGTATATCAGTTTGCTTAGTTAAACTATCTGATTTTAATTTAAGTCCTTCTAATCCTTTACCATGTTCTCCAAGGGCAGCAGTAGATGCTTTGAACTGAGAGTCTAAAACTCTCATTTCTCTATTTAAACTTGCTATTCCATTTTGAAAACCACTGCTATCTAGACCTATCTTTACATTTAAACTTCCAATTTCCCTTGCCAATTTTTCACCTCCTGGCATAAAAAATACACCTATTATAGGTGTTATAAAATATCATCTATATATTTTCTTTCTTTTTTAGCTTTCTTATCTAGTAGCTTTAAATAATAAATTATATCCATGGAATCTATATCATTAAGTGTCCAATTATTTTCAAGAAGGGAAATGTAGATACTGTCGATAAATTCTTCTGGATCTACTGAATTTCCCTTACTTCGTTTTTTTCATCTACCCCAGTAGCAACAGCTACTTCACCTACAATTTCATTTATACATTTTGTTATTGTAGGTATTAATTCTTTAGAGGCTATGCCATCATATACATCATCACGAGTAAATTGACCCTTAAATATTTCTACAATAAAATCAACCATAGTGTCTAATTCTTCAGGGGACATATCATTAAAATTTACTTTCTTTGATATTTCAAGAGTTCTTCTTAGCATTCGAGCTGAGATAAAATTAGAAACAAAGTTTTTTTCTTTATCGTTTATTAAAAGTTTAATCTCCATAAAAATTCTCCTTTTACTCTAGTATTTTTGTACCTTGAAATGTAAGAAGGGCAAGGGATAAATTTACCTTAGCCTTATCCACATCTCTTTGAGTAGCATTATTATCATTTGCTACTATCTGGGCATCATCTATTGCATTACTAAAGACTTCATAAGCTTCTTCTGGATATTTTCCAATTTCAGTTCCAGTTTCTGCCGTTTCTAATACATTTTGTGCAACTCCTATTGATGATAATAGTTCGGATTTATCAGCAGGGGAGAGGGGAGTACTATTAATTGGAACTTCTCTAAACCATGAACTTGCTCCTGTAAATTCTAAACTATCTTCATCTGCAGTCCTTTTCCAATCTCCATCATAATTTCTAGGCATAAAGGTAAACTTAATAACAGGTGTTTTATGTTCCACATTATCTTTCTTTGTAGTAAAATCTTCACCCATGGGTTGTGCTACACCTTTAAGTAGCCAAACATATCTATATTTTCCACCTTTTCTAAGGGATTTAAAACCAAGTGCAAGATAGGGAGGGGTATCATCTTTGTTTTCTATCAAGATTCCATTCTCATATTTATTTCCAAGTACCTTTGCTCTAGTTTTAAGTGGAAGATCTGCTGTTTCAATTTCAACTTCT